TCATTTGGCTTTTTTAAACACACCCAGACGGTTCAACACGACCAGTAAGCGATAAAAATCATAACTGCTTGGCAGCTTCGCATCCACAATCGGACTTGCCGGATTAACTGCAACGGCGGCAGCTACCGCTTCCTTGGCCCAGACCGGTACAGGCATAGCCTGACGCGCCTCCAGTTCAGCTACTCGCTGATCCACCTTTTTAATATACGCGCTCTGTTCATTTAAAGTTTGCTTGAGCACATCTTTGCTGTTTTCAAGGGCGTCTATCTGCTGCTGCAGGGCCTTAAATGCCGCTTTTTCCTCTGCTGTCATTGGCTCATCCCCCTCTTCTCCTGCAAATGCTTGGCGTAGCTCGGCCTCTGTTCCGGCATATACATTCAGATCCACAGGCCCTTGAATGCCATCAACCCGTCCACTATCGCTGTATTGCCAGAAATCCCAGCGCTTCCATGCTGTGGTATCACTAGGGAGTCGTGTACTATAACGTGCAATCCACAGATTATAACTACCCAGCGGGTCTTTAAAATGGGCAGCAAAAGCATTGCCCGTATATACCATCGGCTTGCGGCCGCTTACTCGTTCAAATTCCGTCAAAAATGCCAGCGCAATCTCATGAATCGCGGCCGAGCTAAGCTTTCCCGGATTGTTTTCATAATCCATCACCGCTGGTAAGCCGAGCGCTTTCGCGCCTCCCACCTGATCCAGTACCTCGGCGAAATGTCTGGCTTCCCCTTTGGCTGCGTTTACACTGGTTGCATCTACAAAATGGTAAGCTCCCAGCAGAAGCCCGGCTGCCTTGATCCCTTTTGCATTCATGATAAATGTTGGATCAACGTAACGCTGTCCTTGACTTGCTTTAATAAATGCAAACGATTTACCATCGGCTCGTACGCGTTTCCAATCAATCGTTCCCTGATATCGGGACACGTCAATGCCTTCGGCAGCATTAGGGATGCGATTTTGCATAAGGCGCTCCCTCCTTGTCATTCATAATGTTGTAGCACGCTGTCTCTGTTATCCATATGCTTGGACCAAGTAAACGGTCTGGGCTTTTCCATTTTTACGCCGAAAAAGGGCGAAAAGGTAGTCTTCCTTTTTTGTAATGGCGACAGTCAGCACTTTATAAAGCTTTATTTTGCTTGTCAGAAGGATCGGTTGGCTTTATTTTTTCCCCACTCGACTTGGACTCAAAAATGGCTACCGCATTTCGCAAAATATCCGGCATCGGCACTCCCATTCTGCCCACATTTTCTATAATGGACAACAGCTCGTTCGCTAAATAAAAGAAAACGACGGCATCCCGGAAATAGTGTGCATCCCCGAGAATACCGTCGATTAGATGGGCTACCGTAATGAGCAAAAACACGGTAACCTTGCGAAAAATACCGTAATATCCTTGGCGGCTTTTCAGCTCCCCATTAATCCAGGCCGCTGCCCATCCGGTGAAAAAGTCGATCACGACCATCCACCACAGCAACGTCAGCATTGTAGTCCACCCCCCGAAAAAATAACCGATCAAGGTCCCCGTGGAAAACCCCAGCCAAATCTGATCGATCTTTTCATGCATGTTTGTTCCCCCTTTTGAATCTAGGTTTAAAATGAATGCCCTCGGTTAATCCAAGGGCATTAAAAAACACGCTGTGCGCAAGCGTGTTTTCTTATACTTGCTCAGTTCTGGCTAAATCCAAATTCGTCTTAACCATGTCTTGCAGCACTACTGGCACATCTTCAATTGAACGACGACCAGATAAAATAAGTTGTACGAAAGTTACCGCGAATGATTTTTTCATTCTATTATCCACCGTATTACCTCCTCTAGTTATTATGCTGAAGTAAATAGTACCTATCTTTAAAATTCTATTTAAACATTCTGCTGTGACATCACTAATTGAATCAGCCCTGCAATTGTCTCTTTGTTATCTAGATCGGCTTGTTTTAATATCTTAATTTCTTTTCGGAGCTGTTCCTCGAAAGTTGGCTTAGGGCTCAGTGCTGGAATCTTTTCGAAATCACCTGTGTCCGGATGGAATTTACTTCCTAATACTTCGTATCCATCAACTTCAATTACTTTATCACCTGCTGGTGCTTCAATACTCTGCGATACTGCGAAAATTACGCAATCATTATTATACTGAGCAAAATATTTCATACAAACATCCCCACCTTAATTAAATTCTATGACTTCAAAACTTGCAAAAATATAATAATCTCCGCCTCTTTCATGAGTGAATTTGACTTGCGTTGGGCTTATAATGCTGGCCATATGGCTATGATCATCTCCGTAAGTTGTTAAGTTCAACATTGCTTTTCCGACATTGACAGGTGCAATATTTACAATACCGTCAGGCACATTACTGGAAATACTAAATCTTTGTATGCTTTTCACAGAACCAGTCTCCTTTACACTATTAATAAGTTGTCTTAATTCATCACCCATTGCCTTTACCGCACTAGGCGTTGCTGCCTGATCTGTAGCTGTACTCCCTGTGGAAGTATTAAGCTGCACAATCCCTCTCGCCTGTGTTGACGCAGAAGGCAAATCTGATGCAGGGTGACTATGCTGCTTAGGAGCTGCATATTGCTCTGTATACTTCTTGGCATTTCCCTCTGCTGCGCTCCAGGCCGCTTGTTTGGCTGCCGTAACATGGATCTCTGTATTGCTGGCATGATTGTCTAGCGCTTCCTTGGAAGCAATCCCGTTTCCAGCCGGGTCCTTTTTGATATTTTCAACCTGCGCGGCCAATTCCTGATCGTTTGCATAAAGAGTATCAATGGGGACATTCAGAACGTCCGCATGTCCTTGGTCGGTAGTAACAAATCTGCGTGGTTGTTGTATGCTCATATTTCTTCATCCTCCTTAATAAATATCATCAATTTCGAAAACAAACTCCATATCACTGTCCTTGACCTTATTAGTCATCGTACGGACAGCTGTTAATTTACCAGCCGAATCTACCAACGCAAGCTCATTAATAGTCTCACCCACCAATTCATTTTCTGCCAGTGAGCAGGTATACCGAATGGTTGCAGGAGCAATGAATTCTGAATTGGTAATATCCTTCTGAACCAATTCCTTTCTCAACACCTGTTCTGTTCCCTCCAATGGCAGTGGCTTCCCTGCTTGATCCACACCCCCACTACCAAACGCCATTTTTACCACTTTTGTCAGTGTTCCTCCTTCAGCGCGGGCACGTGCCATCTGTTCCCTTGCGTAAGCAGTTGTAACTGTCAGAACTTGTTCTGCCATACTTATCATCCCTTCTATCTTTAAGATAATTTCTTTATATATTTAAATTGAAATGACTTCCTCGGTTGAGCTTAACATCTGACTCCCATCCAGCATCATGCTGCCATCTAATGTCCAATAATGGTTTCGAATTTTCACGTTGGCTTCCTGATGATGATCCATTCGATGCTTGATGACTAGTCTCGTACGGTTGAAATATCGCATAGGTTCCTCTGTCCATCCGGACAAAGAGGCTATCCCGTCCAGTAGCTCGACACCATCTAAGTACCATGGCTTCCCACCAAAAAAGCGGGCTCTCGAACGTAATCGAATACGAGAAACCATTTCATTCTCATGAAGAAATGCAAGCCTAGTTTTGTTATTCATATAAAATGCAAGATGAGCAGGCTTAATATCCTCGATGATCTTTTTGAAATCAATCATATTTTCAGGAATACGGTTTTCAAAACTTATACCAAACTTATATTCCATCGGATGAAAGTCTACTTTCCCTTCCACACCAAAAGAGTTCATGATTTTCCGTACTAAGTCTCCTGAAAATTTACCGCTTCCACGGAGTTTCGACTCCACAACAGAACGTCGCTGTTCCAACGGCTTTTCCAAATCGACCGGGATACCTAACTCCATCTCCCAGCTTTCCAGCGCCCAAGTGGCTGTGCGAACAAAAAATTGCGCCAATGTTTCATCCAGCGCGAGATATAGAGCATCTAGTTCGCTACCCTTTGCATCCATATCTGCATACATTACGCGAGAGGTTTCGTAATAGGCTGGCAGACAGGAGAATAGCTCTTGTCCACGCGAACTGGACATTAGATCCATTCTTTCATACATACTCACTCCTCCTTTGAGTACAGGCATTTTTGCTCTGTGCTCTATACCGTCTTCTTACGGAAAATAGAGCTATACCATTTAACCGTTTCTCGCTGTGCACTAGAACCCTCCATAGATGGTAAATTCTCTACGTTATCCAATTCCAGATCAGAACGATGGGATAAAATCATTTCCAACACTTGTTTACGTTGTTGTTCATTTAAAGCATAGCTTCCAATAATAGATGCTACATGGTCTTCTCCCCGATCATAGCGGGTAATACAGGCATGAGCACAAATGCGTAACTGAGCCTCTGTTAAAACGGTCATAGTTATGACTTCACCTCTTTCAATAGGTCTTTTGAAGTTAAATAGGAGTAAGTACTTGTTTAATTTCCTGTGTTACCAAGCATGAGCTGAGTCAAAGTTAATTCAAGATCTGCTATACGCTGCTTCAATAGATCTGTCTCACTTAGCTGTTGTTCCGATTTTTGCGTCAGTTCTTTAATCGCTGCCCCACTTAATCCTTCACTCCAGAATGTCGTTGGATCTCTTCGTTCTGGGGCTGTAAATGTCTGAGCAAGATATCCCGGCTCGTCACCACGTTCATTTTCCAGCATGTTCTGCCATTCATCATGTAGCTTCTGAAATGCAGCTTGAGATTCCTTGCTGATTTGCTCATTCATCTTCTGGGCTTCTAACAATTTTCCATCATATTCCGCTTCATGGGTTAGCCAGGATTGAATGTCAAAATGAGGCTGGTATAATCCCGGTGGAACTGGAATACCTACGATATAACCAGTAAGTTTTTTTTCCTTCATAGTCTGATTCATGGTTTCTAATGAAGCATAAAAAGGGACGACTCCCACAAAGGCATCGTCCACAAGTTCATCCTCTAGATAGAGGCCGTTTGGATTTACTTTAGGAACCGCTCTCAATTCGGTCACTCCCCTTATTTTGCACGGTATTTAAAATCAAGTATCAAATAAGAATTGTGTACTGCGTTATCGCATTGTATACTGGTCTCGCCTACATATATAGTTGAGGGATAAGGGACACTACCTTCAGCAGAAAGTGCCGCAACCTCCATAGGTCTTTCTGCCTCATAACCGGCTGGTAACATAAATATCTTTGTTCCAAAAGCAGTGACACCTCCGCGAATAAATCCCTGTACATGTACCCAGCCCTGAGAATCCTTACAGTAGCCTAATGGTCTACGAGTATTATCATAGTTAACCCATCCGTTAAGTAACGTAGGTGCTATCCATTTTAAAGTGCTTTTTTGCTCTCTCCTCTCATTTTCAACGACCGATAAAAGTGCACTATTCTGTTGAACACTATCCACCAAGTCAAGCAAAAGCGTTTTTTCGTTGGCTGTGTAAGTTCCGATAAAGGTGGCAACGGGTGAACGATCAAACATTAAGTAGGTAGTATTATAAGACGACGATAAATCGAAATTAGCAGCTAATGTATACACTTGCTCTTTACCATAGGTGGATTGGTATTGATCTGAAACTGCAGCAGTTCTCCATGACAAATCTTTTTTACCATCTTTATAGACGGATAGGATTTTATTTACTTTATTTTTTAAAATACTCGGATCATCTGTACGACCGTTAATATAATAGGCCCCGTTTGTGTAAACAGCCTTTGACCGTTCACGTAGTATAATTCCCGTACCGATTTCAACCTGATTCTCACCCTCCATAAAGGTTAACTGTCCCTCGCTAACGATAGGTTCAACAGTAGGCGCCTCAAGCTGATAAGTGAGTTGTTGCGTTGTCCAATTTCCATACCTTGTGTATGCCAAGGAAGCTATATCTGTTGTTGGTAATGTTGTAACGAAAAACGTTGCAGATGGCGTACCGTTAGCCACATAAATAGAATCTATTGGGCACCACGCCTTGCCTGCTTCTTCGTTATTAAAGGGTTTGCTTACATCCCCTTGTCCCGCAAGATACATCTTCCAACCATTAAAATACGCCTTAATTTCGTCCGGTGTCGGTATATAGCTGTCTCCCCATCCGCTATCTGCAACCGACACCCCTATTTGAAAATTATCGTACGTGCCATTATTACTCGATGAACCTATATTGAGGCTGTCAGATTGACTAGTTACACTTGCATAATCCGATTCTTTAATAACCTTGCCGTCAAACTTGACAAATATCCCAGTACCATTTATGGCTGATATTATTCCGTTGTTTGGTGAGCCTACCGTTTTAATCCCTATTACCGATGTGTAAAACGCATACTCCCGATTATCATCCAGCACTAGGGTTTTCCACTTCTTAGACTTAAAGTATTGGCCCTCCCGCTCAAATACCGTATCAGCATTTTCGCCCGTAACAGGATCGGCATGCAGGTCTGCTTGTAATGCCAGCATGGAGTCTTCACGGGGTTTGAATGGTTTGGCAATGCTTCCAATGTTAAGCATCATTTCTGAAAAGACAAACGTACCAAAAACACCTGTGTCCGCTCCAACTATAATACGCAATCCATATGTCCCCGCAGGAGTTGTAAACGTCTGTGACAAAATATGCTCACCGTTAGCGACTGCATATGGACCAGTGTCTAAGGGTTCTCCAACGTAACTCCCGTAAGCATCTAGTGCGTGAATATTATAGTATCCACCTGCACCAATGACTCCGCCGATATTAGATACTGACACTTTCATAGATAGAGTATAAACTTTACCAGCTGTAGCAGGAAGGTTCCAAGCATACAAGCTATATCCCGCCGTACTTTTAGTGATAGTGGCGACATATGGAGCAGTAATTTTTTTTGAACCTGCAGTCACGCTGTTTTCAGCTTCATAAATGCTAGGCAATAAATTCTCGCCATACCGAATCGCATACGGATTACGCACAGGCATAATGCTGTCTACATATGGATATTTAGTAGATACTTGTTCAGGTGACATGCTATCTAGGGTAGCATATTCTGAAGCGCTGACCTCATAAAGACGAATAGCATCTGCATAAAAAGCTTGGCCAGTTGCTGTTGAAATCGATGAAACTTCCAGGTTTATCGCAGTATCATTTGTCGGTGCACATTTTGTATAGATCGTTACGAATCGACTTTGATCTTTTGACTGCTTGAGGGCCTTATTACCACCTGTTGAAAAGTTTACATAGATATTGTTTGAAGCATTGATGTTTTTAACATCAGCTAGGGCGATATAGTATCTTCCACCAGTAAACTTCAATCCGGTACTATACACGTTATACACACCGGAGGCATTCTTTGCAGTAACCTTGATAGATCCTGCACCCTGCGCCTTATTAGATGTTTCAACTGCAAGATCAGCTTCCCAACCTAAAAGGCTGCCGATTCGGTCACAAGAGCCTGCCCGCCCCAACAAATTCACTAACGTACGCCCGCTCAGCCCCGTCAACGAAAATGGCGCAGCCTTTTCCGCATGAACAATCTGTACCCCAGGTTCCAAAGTTACCGCCTTACGCTCTGTTGTATTCAAACGCTTCTTAATCTCATTCACACCGTCATTCACGTCACCTGCAAATTTATCTACAGACCGCCAGTTTTCATCCAAGTACTTCTCCAGATCAAAATATGTTGTTTTGGGCGATGTGCGGTCAATTTGATTTAAACCAAGATTCGGTGTTTTTTCGCTTGCCATGTTATGCGCCACCTCCTAAATATCTATCCTGTGTTGTATGTTCATTTTCATAGAGGGTCATGGACTCCACTTCCGCAATGGTCAGGTAGCGTAATTTATACTCTACCGCCATATGAGCAGGTTTGATCTCCTCAATGGCTGCTTTAAGATCCTCCACGTTGGGCGGAATTCCGATGGTGTCCATAAATTTGACCGTAAATCCCCATTCAGCAGGGTGAAAAGTAACATCTACTGTGCCTCCGTCATACGCCTCAGCTACATTTTTGACAAGCTTGCCTGAAAAGGTTCCTGCTCCCCGTAGCTTCGATTCCACCACTGCGCGCCGCTGATCCAACGGCTTCCCCAGATCGGTTTCGATCCCCAACTCCATTTCCCAGCGTTCCAGCCCCCAGGTGGCGGTACGTACGAAAAACTGTCCCACCGTTGCATCCATTGCAAGATACAAGGCGTCCAGTTCGCTTCCTTTAGCATCCATATCGGAACGCATCACACGTGAGGTTTCATAATAGGCAGGCAAATAGGAAAGCAACTCGCGTCCCCGCTCGCTGCTCATTTGGCTTACTGTATCTCCCGCTATTGCTAACCGGTTAGCAAAGGTGTCATCACGGTTTACACGTTTTCCCTCGTCAGGGTTATTCAAAAACTCTTCAAAACTGTCCATTCCGTTGTTACTCACTGACGCTCACCGTCCCCAGCACTGCCACCTGACCTGATCCAATCTCAATATTCTGATTGCTCTGTCCGTTGATTTTCAGCTCAGAGAAATCAATAATAATTGGAATGTCCAACAGCACAGCAGAAATCCGGGTGTACCTTACCAACGGATCTGCCTTGTAAAAAGCAAGCTGCTTCAAATACGTCCGCACACCGTTTTCGATCAGCTTTTTGATTTCATCCAGTGTGGACGGCTTCTCTTTGGTGCGCTGTACCTTGACCGAAATGTTTATTTCCACTTCTGCCGCTGGCATGATCGTCACCACAGGACCTGCTGGTGCTAACCCTTCGCCTTGCCCATCCTGGGTCGGATCGATATACTTCTGCACCGCAGCCACGATTTCCGGGCTGGCAGCGCGTTTATCCGTATCCAGCACATATAACCCCACTGTTCCTGGCCCTTTCCAGAGTGGAACAACTTCCACGCCACCCACTCCAGCAATCTCATTCGCCCACTGGGTATACTGCGCCTTGTTGCCGCTTGTACCCTGGTTCCGCACCTTGGCATAAAAACGCTCCAGCAACAGCTGGTCGCTTTCAATGTCTGTGCCGCTTTTGGTTTCCTCCGTATTGATCACGGAGGAAACCCCGCTAATCGGAGTAGCCATCACCTGAATGACACCCGCTGGCACGTTGCCGCTGCGTCCAGGATTGACCGCCCGAATGGCCGCTTCCCCGGTACCCTGTTCATCCAGCGTGACTGAGGTCGTGGTCGCATACTCAATGGAGGCTTCCCCGGATACATCATCTGCCGGAGTCGCCACCAACGTTCCCGCCGGGACGATTGTTCCAGCTGTGCCTGTGAACTTGACCTTCCCTGATGCAGCAACGGCTTCCCGTCGTGTCACTCCATGCTCTGCTGTACGCAAATCCAGTTCCGGCGAGCGAAAATCCGGGTTATCACTGGCTGCTGTGCTGGCAAACCCCCGACGCAGTAGCTCCTGCGCCCAGATTGCCACTTCAGAAAGCATAAATGCCACTGGCGCCTGCGCATCCCAAATAAAAGAGCCCTCGGACTTATCGATGTCCGAAGGCACTTTTTCCAGCATTCGATTTAAAATTTCCTCTTCCGTCTGGTCTACCAAATATTCCGGCAAGTCTGCCATTAGATCACCACACTTTCCACAATTTCTGTCTCATCCCGCACGTTCGTAATCTGGCAGCTAAAATAGCATGCCTCACCTTCCCATCGAAACGTGAACTGATCCACACTAGCCGTACGTGCATCTGCTAGCAACGCCTCTGTGACCATGCGCTTAATTTCACTTTCTTGCACACCGTGCCCATAGCTGCTGCCAATCAGCTCCTCCAGCTCACTTCCATAATCAGGCGAATAGATTACATGACGGTAGCGAGGAGTGCGTATGGCTTTTTCACACCACTGTACCCAAGCTTCTTTCTCGCCTGTAGTCACGATTTTACGGCTAGGGCTCATTACAAACTCCCCAGCTTCAAAATCAAATCTCCAGCTTCGCCCAAATACCGCACGGTTATCCTCCAGCACTTCTGGATTGGTCATATCTGTGTCTGTCCAGATCATATCATCTGTTTCGGGAAACAAATTAGCCACGTCCATTCACCACCTTACATACGACCACCACATCGTTACCACTATTCACCCGCATCGCCAGTACACGATCCCCAGGCTTAAGTCCTTTGTTCAGGCTCAGATTTACATCCTCCAGCTCATCCTCCCCGATATAAAAAGAGGTTTTCAGCTCTTTGCCTTCCCAATTTTCTGATTCTACCGATGTTGAGGTACCTTTGTACATATGGCGTGGTACAGATAGCAGCCCCGGCAGCTCGGCGACCAGATAATCCTGAAGCTCATGTTTAAAATCATCCAGCTTGAGTCCTGTGGAAGTGATGGTACCTAATACTGCACCTACTCCACTCAGCGCTTGCTTGGTGTGTTTATGAAATGAAGATTGCAGCGCAGTGGCTAAATGCCCGTAGGGGTCCTTATTCAAGGTAAAACCTCCTTTTTACATCGTCATACGTTCCGAGTTCTAGCGACATACTGCCAGGGTTGCCCAATTCCCTGCTTACTGAAATCACCAGCAGCTTCATGTTCCCTAACATTACCGCGTCTCCTGCTCGAATCGTATTCATATCTGGCGCATTTACCGATATCGTTTGTTGTATGCCTCTCAGCTTACTTTTGGCCAACTCACGTGCCGCCGCACCCGATTTCACCTCGTCATCCTGTACGATCACCTGAAGTGTTCCATATTTGGCAATATCCTTTTCCTCAAGCGCCATCACCTTGGAAGGAACCTCTTTCCCCGTTTCACTGGCCGCCGTAGCCAGCACCTTCACTCTCGTGGCTGCGCCTTCCAATGTACGGGATTGTGTCGTATCGGTCACTTTCTCCAAAACATATACATCTTTGTTCGTGCCCAGTTCGTACAGCTCCAAGCCGGAAGAAATCATACGTGGATGATACAGCTTGCCGCCCGCCTTGGCCGTCTCCCGCAGATCGCCCAGCATCATGGAATAAATGGACTGCGTCCGGTATACGGCGCGCCCAAGCTGCTTTTTTGTGTCTGGCAAAGAAGCGATTTTCAGCTTCCAATCCCTCGCATATTTCTGAAAACGCTGGGTAGCCGTCTGCTTGGCAGGAAGTAAATATTCATCCTCCGACTTGTCCAAATATACCGTACGGTCATATAGCGTCAGCGTCATACGTTTAAGCCCGTTATTGGAGGTTTCCACTTCCCAGATCACCGCTGGAGACAACAGAGGAACATAGTCTTTTTTACCATAAGGAATACCACTAACCCGGATTGACATCCCTGGAGAAATGACCGGCATATCGGACGTAACGACCAAATTGACCGTCCCCTGATAGGCGATTTGCTCCAGCGAATCTCTCAAATTAATGTTCTCCACAAGTGGCGAAAGATCATATTTATCCTGTAAAATGACTTTATAACTCATGACAGCACCAGCTTTTGCCCCGGTTTAATCGCATTCGGATTTTTCCCGATGACCTTTTTGTTAAGCTGATAAATGCGGTTCCATTGCGAACTATCTCCTAGCTCCAGCTTGGCAATTTTGGACAAGGAATCTCCCGATTTAACCGTGTAAGTTTTCTTTTTTTCTTTCATATCCGTGCGAGGCTTTTTGTTGACTGTCGCGGACTTCGAGCCGGTGCCAGCTTTTTTGGCTACCTTCATTTCACTCCAGGTTCGCAGTGACAAATCAAAATTGACATCCCCATATTCCCCGCCCCGAAAGGTCGAATTATGAGAAGCTACAATTACGGGTACGTTCACAGCTGTCTCCGTAATGATAAAACGTAGCGGACTCTTGGATAACAAAAAGCCATTCAACGTGTTCATGGCCTCCTGCGGATCAGGGATGTCTTCATATGTGCAATATGCTGGATTGTATTCTTTCGGAAAAAAAGAAGAGAAGGAGATTTCCTTCACCTTCTCCCCTTGTGGAAAGTCAAACTCCCCATAGGATAAAATCGTCGTTGTATCAAATCCCTTTTGTCGTGAAATCGTTACTTCCTCAGGATTTACTGGAAACTGAAACTTTTTTCCCTTACCATCCGTCAAACTAAATTCCATACTATTCACCTCCTACTCACACTAGGGCCCTCGCTGTCTTGTTGTTATCCATAGCTTGACGGAATCCTGCTACGAAGCGTTTGCCTACTTCTGAAGCCAAAGCATCAAAATTAACACGTTCACCAACAGCCACCTGAATTGCTCCTGTTGGCATATTCACTTGCATGTTTGATTTATTTCTATTTGTGTTCTTTACTGAATGGACTGCTGCCGTTCTGTGTCTATCATTTGCACGATATGTTCTAGAACTTGCAACTAAATTCCGAGAATATTTATTTGGAGTACTTTTTTTAGCAGCAGTTTTCTCTGTACTCTGAAAAATCTCCCAGTTCAATTTCTCTGGAGAATCCAAGATCATTTGAAGGAAATCGCTTGTTTTTGATGTTGCTTTTTTAACCTTTTCTTTAAAAGGGTCAGCATTTTTCTGAACAAAGTTATTCAATTTATTAGAGAAATTTTTAGTCCCTTCACTAATATTGTTGATTTTCTCCTTGACCCCTTCTGCTAACCCTGGAACATAATCTTTTAATCGATTACTCACACCATTAATCTTGTTTTCAAAAGCTCCCTTTATATTATTAGTCAAATCACTAGATAAAGGTATTTTTTTCGATAGTTTCCCTGTTATATTCTCAACAATTCCGATAGCACTTTCACTTTTGTTCCCAATGAAATTGACAATTTTATTACTCCAAGAATCAATTGTTACAGGAGCAGTAGTCTTTATATTATTCGTTTTATTAGCCACTTCATTATTAAAACCATTCATACTTTGTTTAAAATCTTTGGTAGTAGTATCAATGCCTTCATTTAAGGATTTAGTCCAGCCTTTAAGATGCGTTTTAGCATACCAGACTTTTTCCATAATTTTGCCCCCACCTATACCACCTAACCACTCTCCTGCTGCCCCAAGAACTAATGAGGCAATAGGAGCGATAACTGGTCCCACATAAGGAATAGCCACGGTAGCTCCACCTACACTTTTACCTACTATATTACCTATTTTTGAGCCAACAAATTCACCTATTAGTTTATACTTTTCTTCTCCAGTAGCATTGAGTATTTCAGAAGCATCATATACAATATCTGCAACAACAATGGCGCTTTTGGCTATTTTACCTGCACCCTTCAAACCTGTTTTTACCCAAGATGGCGCACCCGAGTACATAGAGGCTGCTCGTGTGTAAATAGTAGATGTTTTAATTCGATTTACTACATCGTCAATTTTAGTTTTAGCAGTTTGTAACCATGAAGGCATTGCAGCAACTTGTGATGGAGTAATGGCCTTGTAGGCTTTAACAGTTTTATTTAGTGATTCTACAGTATCATTCACCTTACTAAATTTCTTAATGAAAGCCATAGTATTCATAACAGGCTTTATTACAACTATCTTTTCTTTTTCAGTATTTTTAGTCGCAGAGCTCTGAGAAATTACAGATCTACTGGGAGAATTAGATGTGCTAGTTTTTAAGGGCACGCCAGGAGCTGAGGACTTGTTAATGTTTACTTTGTTTTGTAAACCAAGTTGAGACGTGATCTTTTTTTGTAAATTAGTAAAAGAATGGTTAACCCCATTAGAACTGCCCATCTTACTGTGACATGTTGATCTACATTTCGAGCAATCCTTAGAACAGACACATTTAACAGCAATCTTAATTCCAGATAAATTTCGGGTCAGGCGATTTATTTTATATAAACGTGAAGTTAAATTACTCAACGCATTAGAAAGTCGCTTAACTGACTCCGTAGTTTGGTCAATAACTATCTTTTGTCTTTGGTAACTACTAAGCCCAAAATTTCTTGCCCGCTTCTGGATACTCTCAAAGTATCGATCCATAGCTTTTAATTCTTTATTAACTCTACTTAAACTTCTTATATCCAAGATATCATCCACACCTACACCTCCTTTAACTACTACATATTATCTGCTAGAGCATCTAGTTCTTCTTCAGCAAACGCCAGCAGCAGCATGCGCTCACCGCGGGGAAGCCGCCAAAAGTCTCCGGGACGGAGGTGGTGCCGGACCCACAAGTGGTACAGCATCGTCGTCATTCCCCCGGAGCTGATTAGTTTTTTAGATCAGCAATCTCAACGCCAAAACCGGACAGTTCCAGCACTTTATCTCCCACTGCATCCAGTTCACCCGCCAGCAGCATACGGCGGACAGACTGTTCGCCACCGGACAGCTTCAAGCGGCTTGTAATCCGGGGATCGCCCCAACCGTTAAGAGACAGGCCCTTCACTTCCAACTTTCCGGTAGCTTCCGAAATCAACAAGGCGTTGAACGTCTCGGTATCTACCTTTTCGTCTACAGCACCCTTCACAGTTCGGCGAATCGTACAGCGTTCACGAATGCTGTCTACTTTGCTAGAGGTCAGTCCGTGCAGCACAATTTTCATATCCAGGCGCTTGATACGAACGGTTTCCTCGGGCAGTTTTTCAGCGGCTTCAAACAGACTGTCCAAAATTTGTTCTTCTGTCATATTCTCATTCAAGCTCATAAGTCATTCTCCCTTATTGTTAATTTCAGAATTTCGCAAATTCTTATTTGTATTTGGGGAACGAGACACCTGACAGCATCCCAATTCCCCGTTAACCAATTTAGTTTGCTACAATCGGATCAAGCAGCTCATAGCCTTCGAAGGTGAAAGTAGTTTCTTCTGGCACTTCTTCCCCTGCAGTCCAGTTAGCCAATTGAATTTTATCCGGCATGCAGCGAATCAAACGAACGCGTTCATGTCCAAAAGATTCGGGATCGTCCAGCTTGGAAATAATATCGAATTTTTCAAAACCGCGACGAATCATATCAGAAGTTACTTTGTAACCACTCATCGTTCCTGTACCTTTTTTAGCTCCATTTTTATGGACTTTCCAGGTGTTACCAACCAAATTCAATTCTCTTTTATCAATTTCCACGCTAGCTTCCAGCTTGTTAATATGTGTCTGCCATACCCCATCAATATATGCCTGACCAAACGTACCTAAAATAACTCTTGAAGCATCCAACATTTCTTTTTCCTCCTCAAAATAATTCATAATATAGTTCGGGATTCCACAAAATCCTCGTTGTTAAAAAGCTACCTTAATCCTACTGATCGCCACCGAAATGCTTAGGCGCGTAAAATGCTTATTTATTGCACGTAAAATGTGCCGAACAGCTGCTCCATCACGTCGGTGAGCTTCACATTCCATTGCAGGAACACTTGATCCGGCTCCGGTTTGATGACTGGCGCATCACCGTAGTAAGCCGGATCGAGAATGACATCGTAGCCATCCGCCTCGATCACGTTGCTCAGCGACAGCTGTGCCAGGTATTCTTTGATCGCACCGATGAGTGCCAGACGGCCTTCTACTGTGTTGTTGATTTTGCCAATGTAAGTCTCTTCGGCTGCACGCTGCAAGTCAGCGTTAATGGCATCCATGACACGGATGGAACGGATTTTCTTCCACGCATTGTTTTGTCCGGCAGACGGGTTCACCAAGCTGTTGATTCCACGCAGCGCTTTGACCTGACGGCCATCGAAGAACAGGAGGAACACCCCGTTACGGACAGCCTGTTCCTGCTCGGAACGTGTCCAGCGGCGGGTTACATCCTCAAAAGGCGTAACCGCATACGTTGCGGATTGGTTCAACCGTTGGCCTGCGATCAGTCCGGCTACATAGGCAGCCGTTTGGGCGGAGCTGTAGTCCGTACCTGCCAGACGTACGCCTGTGCCCACGTTTACGATGCCTTCATGGTTCAGTGCCAAAGAACGTGCAGAAGCCAAGCTGACAGCCGTTTTGGACACATCATCTGCCGCAGAACCGCCGAATACAGCGATGACGCCTTTGCCTTCATTCCGGACACGTTTGATCCAGGCAGCAAAGCTTTGCAGCAAAGCCAGATCGGCTGCATAATCCAGGGCCAGCACATTAAACTCCTGTCCTTCCAATGCTTCCTGCATGGCGATGTAATCGGCATTAACCAGCTTGCTATTGCCGCTATTGCCACCTGTCAGATGTACGCCGCTGACATCCGCTGGAATGCCGCCTTCGCCGACAACCTCAGCTTTCACCCATACGTTTTCGCTGTTTTCGTTCAGCGCTTTGGCAATCGAAGCAGCCGTACCGTCGCTGCCTTTGTACGTACCCAGCAGTTTGGTTCCTTCATAGAGGCGCACCTCACGAGCTTGCTCGTCGCCCAAAGTTGGCTGTACCGTTACGGCAAAACCATTACCGCGGCTACCTGTGTACAAAGCCTTCAAACGCAGCACGTCGGTCGGGGTCTCGCCACCGCTTTTCAGTGTTACAGACGCTTCAGCAGCCGTGTCATCTGCCAATCGGTAAGCGAGCAGTTTTTTCGGACCGCCCAGCAAAGCCAGATACAACGTGGAATATGCTGTCGCACCGTTCTCACTGTCACCGGAGAAGATTTGGCTAATAGCCGTTTCGCTGCCCACCTCTACAAACTCACGTACAGGGCCCCAATTCGCCTTGACGGGTACAACGACCGTACCACGTGATCCACCTTGAATCGCTGAAGCTGCTGCTGCCTGAAAATTCATATACAAACCCGGTAATACCGGTTTATTCGTGTTTTCCCATGTTCCGCCTGCCATAATTAATCCACCTTCGCTTTCATAAATTGTTCGATTTTAGTGTGTGCTTCTGCTACCGTAAACAGCTTGTCCTGTGTGCCAAAAAAGGCGCCTGCCAGCACTTCTACTTTTACAGAAAATAATTGTTCTGCGTGTTCCTTTAGTTCCTCTAGCGTATAGCGTGGGCCACTTGCTTCCTGCCCGCTATGTAGCGGGGTCTTCTCATGGCTTTCCAAGGTCACTCGGACCACCTCATTTCAAAATAGGATGAATTTCCACTCTGCGAATCAATGCCGCTTCCTCAGCCGGACGCATACGCCGCTGTACCAGCGTCAGCCGAAGCTGACCGTCTAAAATGGCATCCGCCTGCAAATCGGCTGAGGCTTCAGCCGTAGACATATAACGGCCCTTGTCCTGCTCCAGAGGAAGCTGGATTTGAGCGGCAAAGCCTTCGACCAGCGCGGAAGCTGCGCGGTTCTCTTCGGTGGTGACCGGGGCAGTGATATGCCCGATGAACCGTTTGCGGAGCTCATACATGGAGGCTCCTGCCATCCGGGTTTCACAGCCGCTCAGCCGCCATAATACCGCGTGGCTTCCCGGCTGTGCGGGCCATGCGTCGGCGTATACCGACCACAATTCGCCCAGTTGCTTCTGCGTCCAGCCGACCAGTGCTGCCAGCCATTCTTCCGGCTGTGCTGCATCAGGTGCTGAAGCGGCCGATCCACCTTCTGTTTCAGGCACATACACGCCAAAACGCAGCGTTCTATAGGCCTTGCCCGTAACCGTGTCCAGCATTTCTGCATCCCGCACGCCCAAATAGTGCGCGGTAAAAGCAGACGTGTCCTCACCTTTACCTGTCACCGATGCTCGGTGCAGTCCGGCAATCAGGGTATTCGCCCATACATCGGCCTGCGCCAGCCCCGCTTGTCCTGCGTACAGCTTGATGCGGACAACCTGCCGGTAACCGGCCCAGGAAGACTTCCAGATTTCCTCGCCCAGCACCATAACCGCATACGGCTCCTCTGCCGTCTGCGACGGGGGTTGAACATCGTATACACGCCCTTGCAGCGCCGGAATAATGTCTATGAGCTTTTGCTTAAAGGCTTGTCTCATCCTGTGGCATGCCACCCTTGCGTATCCTGTGCTCGCATGCTGTGGCTGTTTAGCCAGGCTTTTTTCCACTTCCATGCTCTCAGCCGGCGTAGCCTTGTACTCATGCATTGCAGCATCCCTTGCTTAGGCAACACGACTCCTCCTTTCTATACATCGAATTCCCGGGAAGTGACAAAGACGATGACCGCATGAAAAAACCGGCCCTATTGGCCGGCTAACGTTTGACGGTGTGTGTCTTCGGTATGTCCTCTTGTCTTGATTCCCGATGATATAATCTTACACCCTTATAACGAATGCGTTGCCGGGGAAATGGACGATAAAAGTAGAGACTAGGGATGAAGTTAGGCGGTATTTTGCGAACGTTTGTTCTTATATTAAAAATGCGTTTAATCTCATTGTTGATGTGCAAACAAAAAAATAACCGCCCTTTAAAAAGGCGGTTATTACATCGTTCAATTCAATGAATTATAAATATTTGCAGTATACCTAGTGATGGCTTCATCGTAATCTGGATACTCATACTCCAAACTTCTGGCCACAGCCTTAGCGTATTTTCTAAACAATGCATAGCAAGTAAGTAAAGACTCCCACATTTCTCGATAGCCATTTTCAGAGTAACTGGATAGTAAACTTTCCCAATCTTCATTAGGAAGGTACTGATTTATAAATTTATAGTTTTTTCCTACGCTAAAGGTGTACCCTTGCTCTGAGCCAATCTTCCAAGCCATCATTCGCAGCAAATTAGGTCGTGCTATCTCGTGCAAATGGTCAATAGCAAACAGGATTTCTTTTCTCGCCAATCCTTTTACGATATAAGTTGAAACCATCCAAAACTCATTACAGCAATCATCAAATTCCTTTGCCGTGGGCTCTTTAATCCAATATTGATGGTCATTTGCGATCACTTCCTCTTGGATCAGCACATCCTTGTCGAGCAGAACCTCAACTAAACCATCGCTATTCGTAAAATAATCCTCTACCTCGTTTATAGGGATCAGTGTCAGATCTAATTTATTTCCATCCTCAAAAAGAATGATATATGAAAATCAGTTACCTAGTTCTGATGGAAAAAGTTCCATATCCTCGGGTTTTTGCATCATAAGCCTATCCCCAAACACGTGGAGCCATTGATCACTTTCCTTGAAAGAATCCATATCTGTTACAAAGTAAGAAATATCATAATCTTGAAATGAATCAGGAGGAATATTGAAGTTTGTACGTGATCCTTCCATCGTGACCAATCGTATTCTTTTATCGTTCATAGCAAACTTTATAAGGATATTCATCATTTCTGGTTCACTTCTCAATACATCCGTCCTCCGTTCCTATTTTAATTGAGACCTATGCTTCTTATTCACCGTTGCGGTTCATACTCCTTGCTGTCTAGGTTAATAGAGCCACAGGTTGTGACCCCTATGCATTTACCTACCCCAGTCTGCGATCCGCACCCTTTTGCAAGTTTGCCAGATTCAGAACGCCTTGGTCTGCCAGCGCTAGCGCCATTTTGTAAAAAGCACGTGTGCGAAGCTTCGTATACGTATCTTTGCTGACTGGCGGGTCCAGCACATAATTGTAAACCTTGTAATCGAACACATCATCATCCTTTAAATAACGTTCACGGATCAGCAACTGTTCACGTTCATTCAAGCGGCTCACTACGGCATCCACCATTTGGCAATAGGCCAAGCGGGCGGCAGGAGCATCTACATTATATACAGCAGTCCGGGCCGTTGGGTCGCTTGTCACATTCGTGGGTCCGTTCGGGCGATCCGTATAGCCAGCAGTAATAAAGCTTTCCCGATCCATAAAGGTTATTGTTTTATAAATCCGGTATTTCTCAAATACACCCTCCAATGCATTCTGCGTTTTGCGACGGTCTAATTCGGGTAAGTTATTTCTCAT